GGATATATTTCCATAGACTGTCCACCTACAAGGGCAGACTCATCAATATCAAAGACTACAGAGCCTGATAGAGCTAAGTTATCTACAGCCATTCTAGCGTGACCATTCATTACTTGCTGACTATCATCCATATTTTCAGCTACACCAATACCAAAGAAGTTATAAGGATTTCTTTCATAAGGGAAAGCGTGATAAGGAATACGATAAGGAGTAAAAGGATTAACAACTGCGCGTAGCAATTTATCTCCAGTTACCCACGCATTAACTTGTACTTCGTCTAAATCATCTATCGTGTCGGGTAAATCTATACCTACTTCTCTAGCGTATTCAGCATCCATAATGCCCCAATACTCAAGAACTTCATAATGCCCTTGATAGTCTTCACTACCTCTAGCATCATCTTTTAACTGACTTTCAAAATCTTTTTCTTCGTAGTTAGGCCCCATCTGTAAACAATCACGAATAGCATCTTCATTAAAGTAAGGCATATTACGTAACTGTCTAAGCTGACTGCGATTCATTTTATGACGATGAATTACATATTCACATTCATCCATATTAGTAGCAGAAGGATCAGGATAGAAATCCCAACAACTTACAAACTCTATACGTGGCACTCTAACTTCTAAAGGATTATATTCTCGTTCACCTTCTTCGTTATCTTCCCACTTGTGTAATTTTTTATTAAAATTAAATGGCCCTTTAACTAAACCTGTACCTAACAAAGCAGATTCAAGTAAAGCATTTCTAATTTCAGAAGAACCATTAGACTCTTCGATTTGATCGTGAATAAGTTTTTCCATACGTCTTGCAGCTTTCTGTGCAGGATTCATATCTAACTTTGCAGGATCAGGGCTGTATCCCTCAACTAACATATCTTCAGCTTGATCTTCTAAAGAGTCTGTAAAGACACCTTTACTAAAAGTAGCTCCAGGCTTTAACGTTCTACCATCACCTTCATAGCCTACATCGTAAGGGTTTTCTTCTTGTGGCTCATCTTCTAATCTATTTCCTATATTATCAGGAGTAGAAGTTTCCATTCCTGGCATCGGATTAGCTGTATCAAGATGTGCCTGACCATATTCACCTTAAGGTACTTTAGTTTCGGTAACTCCTATAGGGAACTTACCAGTACCAAACATAACATCAACTAACTGCCCAAAGGCTGCTAGTACTTTTGTTTTAGTAACTTTTACAAAGATGCGAGATTTTTCAGACTCTCTAAACTTAACTGATTTATTATATAGACCTCTGTAGTTTTCATAGGCTTTTAGCCATCTACGTTCATCCATATCTCTTTTATCTTCAGCTTGATAGAAACGAGATTTAATAATACCAACTAAATTACTTTGTTGATTTTCTTCTAAATCTAAAACTTTACCTGTTTCACCTTCAACGTCTTCATAGATATTGTTTGCATTTAAAAAAGTGTTGTCGTTTTCTGCCATATATTAATATCCAAATGTTGAGTCTGACGGTGAATACGTATCCGTTCTAATTCTTAACCTTCTGTCATAAGGATGGTCTACTCGTGGTCGACTCATTAACATATAACGTAAAGCATCGCAAGCGTGGTCTGAAGCATTTGTATCCACATCTTCTGAATTAGTTTTAGATAGTGGAATACCTTGCAACTCCCTAATAAGGTTAGCGCAACTATTTACTATCTGTAATCTAGGCCTGTTATTTTCAGGTCGCTTACGTAAATGTTCGTGTATCTGAACTTTACCCGCTACTCTGTTCTTATCAGCCCTTCTTAATTTATGGCCTTTATTGACAAGTATCTCACCAATAGTAGGCCCTGAATAACCTGTTCTAGCCCAAGCTGCTGTATCAAGTACACCAGGAATGGATTTTATTTCTGGTTCTTCTAACTGTGTTATCTTGTCAGCTAACGCATTTCCTGTCAGACCTTTCTGATAAAGTTCTCTATATATTATGATGGTCTTGTCTTCAGGATCAATGGCAGCCCACAAACAACAACTTTCTGCGGCATATCCGTAGTCTACACCTTTAACTCTTTCCCACCAAGATGGTATATCGAATGGAGCTATGATATGATGTTCAGGATCAAACTCCGCAAATGCTGCTCCTTCTGCTATATCCCAATTACCATCCAGTAACTGTTTACGTTGTACAGCAGGAAGCGAGTTAAGCATCCTTTCATATTCACCATCTTCTGCTAGATAAGGATTGTCCTGTAATCTAGCGGGAATAAATTTTCTTGTAAGTCCATCGTGTCCTATAAATGCTGCGTTAGAATCTGATGGTATTACATATCTTTTCTTTACCCATTGCGCACCAACTCCACCTGGGTTTGCTGTGCATCTAAGATAAGTCTGTAAGTTTTTATCTGTTGTTCTTAAACGTGAAGCTAGATAGTTCCAACCAAACTCTGTAGGTAAATGAGTAATCTCATCAAACCCTATCCAACTATATGCCTGACCTTGATAACGGTAGACATCTGCATCACGTTCAAGGAATCCAAATTCTATTTTAGCTCCGCTAGGAAACTGCCATAGCTTTTCTACTTCTTTAAACTTAGCCCCTTTAAAGGCTTTAGGATATAACTCCCTCGACTTATCAATCAATTCTCTTAATTCAGGCATTGACTTTCTAAGTATCAATGCTCTGTGTACAGGGTTGTGACAAGAGCGCAACGGATCTATTAACATTGCATAACTCTTACCACCACCTGCAGCCCCACCATATAAGACATCCTTTTCTGGTGCAGCTAAAAAATCTTTCTGTGGCCCTTCGTTGGGCATAAACTCAACGTAGGAATTTGTATCTTCTAAATGTTGCTGTATTGCATCTGGTAATTCTTTACTTTCTGCTTCAGTAAGTACATTAGAAGTTAAAACTTTTTTAGTTTGAGCTAACTTTTTTTCTTCTTTACGTAAGTTCCTGCGCAACTTGGTAACTTTAGATTTCTTTTTCTTTAAAGCCTTTTGCGCTTGTAAAGCTGCTCTAACGTCTGATAACTCAGAATTTTTAGGTCTTCCGCTTCTTCTCTTCGGAGTTCCGTCTTTCTTTAGTATATAGTTCCCTTGAGCATCTGTCAAGTAATTTTTAGGATTTCTTTCCCAATCTTCCATATACTTTATCCGTATGTTTCTTTAAGCCTGCTCTAGAAATAGATCTACCTGTTTCAGCCTCTAACCAATCAACACCGATACCTAAACTAATTTCTCCTGCGTGTATAGCTTCAGCTACTTCTTTTAAGATACTAATCTGTTCAGGTATAGGTTTTAAATAACCATCTACAGGAGACAACTCATACCCAAAAGGAACAGTAGAGGAGGTACGTCTTACATAATTATCTGAAGCTAACAGTGTCACCACTTAACCTTATGTGACCAATATCTTGCGCTTAGTTTGCTAGGATTTGAATCCTGTGCGTTATGTCGTGCATAGTAAGATTTCTTTCTAGCTTTATCTTTTTTACTTTTAGGATTCTTACCTGCTCCTTTGACTCCTTGTTGTCCAAAGCGTATAGTTTTTATTTTATCGCCTACTTTAGCTACAACAACGTGAGATTTAGTTTTATGGCTAGGAGTGCGTTTATGTTTGTTGTATCCCGATACTCCTGCTCTTGCAAGTCTAGGATCTTTTTTCTTAGCCATTACTTCTTTTTCCTTTTCTTAGTTTTCTTCTTATGTAGTCCGTGTTTAGCGTGTTGCTTTCCTTTCTTGGTAGCTTCACGTTTCTTTTTGTTAGCTGCTGCAAGTTTCTTTCTACCTGCTGCAGTAGACTTTAACTTTTTAATTTTTGCAGACGGAGCATAGACTTCACCAGTTTCAGAAGATTTCTTGCCACTAGCGGTGCGCCACTTTTGCTTTGTCCACTTCTTTAAAGACTTTTGAGACTTTTTTAAGGCCATTACTTTTTAGCTTTTGCTTTTGCTTTTTTAGAAAGATCTTTAAAATGAAAAAGTTTAACGCTTGTTTTAGTATGTGTTTTATTGGTATGTAATTCTCCATTAGGCATCTTGTGACTATTACCTTTAAACTCAGTACCGTCTTTTTTGTAATGTTTTACACCTTTAGCCATTACATCTTTTCCATATCTTGTATAGAATTAAACTTAACAATTCCACCGTCCATCATTTTCTTGCGCTTAGAACCGTACATTCCACCACCCATCATCTTCTTGCGTTTAGAACCATACATTCCGCCATCCATCATTTTTTTTCTGTTTTTCATTTGTATCCTCCGCCTTTTGCTTTATATTGTTTAGCTAACATCTGTGCTTTTCTAGCACTCCATTGTCCCGCTTTTCCGCCTTTGCTACCTGCTTTAATTCTATTAAAAAGATTCTTACGCATTGTAGGCTTAGTATAGTTACCTGCTTTATTAACAGTTGACTTTTTCTTTGTCTTACCTTTGCTGACGGCCATAGTTCCTCATTTGCGAAAACGCTTCTTTATATTTTAACTGCTCTTTACGTTGTTTAAGATTGTATCTTGCTTTACGTTTACCTTGCTTCTTAAACTGATTATCTGTACTACTT